AAGAAGTTCCTGGTTACGATTATCCAACCGTCGATGATGGTCGTCATGCGGGCGTCATTGGAGTGGGTGGCTTGATACTCTGCAAAATAGACGAAGATATCGTCGAACAAAGATCTGAGTACTTTGAACAAGCTACACAAAATCAAATGACGGCTGTGGACAATGACCTTATGCGTGAAGAAAACCCTGCTATGCCTATCTCTAGGGAAAGGAAGAGCAAGGTTACATTTGGTGGAGGGACTAAATAGTTTCCTCTGATTTATTAATTGTTTGGAATTTAAAGTCGAATAAACATGGCAAACGAAACTACTAAAATGGGATTAATCCCAGTTAGAAAAGTTGGTGGACAATCATGGACTGGCGGCCAACAAAAATACAGAATTGCAAGTGGTGCTACTACTGCTATTTTCCAAGGTGATTTGGTAACTCAACTTACTGCGGGAACTATTGGCAGGCATGCTGCTTCCGGTACTGTACCTATTCTTGGCGTCTTCAATGGCTGTTCATACACTGATCCTACTAGTGGTGAAACAGTATTTAGTAACAGTTATCCTGGCAGTATTTCTGCTAGTGATATTGTTGCTAATGTTATCGATGACCCAATGGTTCAATTTTCTATTCAATCAGACGAGGCTTTCCCCGTAACTGATTTGTTTGGTAACTTTGATATCGTTGATTCATCTCCTGTCGGCGACACAAAAAC